AGCACACTTTGAGCCATTGAGTTTTCCTCCTCAAGTTCATATTTGTAGAACACGCCCGACTTAGTAATAGCCGATACCGTTCCACTTGCTTCTGTATAGCTTGTAACATTAGCGGTAGTGTTAATGTAGAGGGTTTGTATACCCCCTACACTATCACGACAATCTAATGCAAAGCCCTGGGTTATAGCGCAAGGCATGGGTTAAGAGTTTGTATATTCAACAATACGATTACCAAAGTAGTACTGAACACCAATTTTGGTTTCAGCTACAAAACGCACTTTACGAGCTTCACGGGCGTAAAACAACTCAATGTTTTCTTCTTCGTTTAGCAAGTCAGTACCAAGTACAAAGTTACCATTCTCGCCAAACTCACCTGCGATGATACGATTAGTTCCGTTTAAACCCGGTACGCCAATAAGTGTGTACATAGAGTTTTCAACTTTCATTTCGTAACCTACTGCATCACCAAAGTAATGGTAAAGGTTATCGGCAGCAAGTTTGTTTTGGTAAATTTCAAAGGTATCATAACCGCACATAAACTTTACATTATCACGACCTTTTACGTCAATAGGTATTTTCGTAATCATGTCCTGTAAAATAGTACGAATGTTAGTAGTATTGATTGTTGATGGAGTTGCAGAAACAACCGTGTTATCAGCATCAATAATTTTTAATAGTCCGTCAAACTTGTTAAGGTAAACGTTAGCCGAGTTAGTATCACCTTGCCAAATAGCAACCTCTTTGCGTTTCTCAATGTTTTGCATAGTATCATCAACGATGTACTTTTCAAAATCATCTAAGCCCATAGGAGAGCCGGGCTTTAAACCTTTTTGAGTCCATTTTGCCTCAAGGTCTTTAGGACACCAATCAAGGTAAACGCCAATCTTACCTACTGTTAGGGTGCGTTGAGAGAATGTAGTATCGCCCGATGCAGTAAAACCACACGCTTGGGTTTGCCATACGCCCTCTGTAGCAATAATGTTTAGTTTCTCGGCAGACTTGATGCCTACCTGTGAGGCTAATAAGCCTGCTGTTTTACCCGAAAATACTAAAGCGTATTTAAGGGTATCCATTTCTTCCTTGGTATAATTACCAATGTTGTCAAATACAAATGCCATTTTCTTTTATTTTTAGTTTTTTAAGTTACTTTTTGTTTGCTGCAAACTTTTGTGCTGCGGCTTGCATACGCTCTACTACAGTTGTTTTTTCGTTAGCTATTTGTTTGCTAAATGATGTTTTGGTTGGTTTGTCAGCCGGTGCCGATGGGTCTTCTGCTAACTTCTCAATAACAGCAAACATATCTTTGATAAGTGCTGATTGTGCTGCTAACTCTGTTTTAAGGCTTGCCACCTCTGTTTTGTTAATGTTAGCTAATGCTGTTTGAATGGCAGCTTCTACGTCTTCCATTTTAACGGGTTGGCTTGCCTCAACCTCAACCTCAACTACAGGCTCGCTTTCAGGTACTTTGATGTCGGTAACAAAACCACCCTCGGTAGTTACTAATGTACCGTCTTCTAATTCGTGGGTTGCATCTTGTGCGGCTTCTATTTGTCCACCTGCATCAATAACATTTAGCTTAGTGCCAACGTTAAGTTCGCCCTCCCATTGCACAATAGTTCCGTCTTTAAGTTTATCTTCCATAAACTTATGTTCAGCGTTTAGCTTTAATTTAATGCGTGAAATCACGTCTTTGATGTCTTGTGTTAAACTCATTGCTTTTTTATTATTAAAACCATTAAAATTAAATGTGTGCCATTAGGTATTCCAAATCAGCTAAAGCATCGTGTATCTCTGCCAACTCCTCTTGTGGTACGTCTTCTACTTTAACGTGGTTAAATATCCCCTCAACGCTAAAGCCTTTCATCTCTCCCGATTTGATTTTCTCCCACACCATATCGTTGTTGACTTTAAAAGAACCTACCCAACTACCCTCTGGTAAGTCTTGGAATTGTATTCCCCTGGTCTTGTCAATAATCATACTCTCGTACATAACAACACCGTCTATCAACTCCCCATTGTGTTGAAGATTAACCTTAGACTGATAGCCCATTTCAAAATAACGTTGCGCTATGGCTTCTATGGTTTGCGCATCAAACTGAACGTAGAACTCACGCCCTCCTATGTTTCGGTATATAGGCATATCGGCAACCATTAAAGCCCCGGTTACTATTCGCCTGTCTCCATTCTCGCTAAAGGCAAACTCATAGTGTTTAGAGTACGCCATAAATGAACGTTCTATTGCGGGATGGTCAACTATTGCCACCGCATCAACGCCAGTAGTAAAATCAAAGTCATCTATGTGAACTTTGTATAGTGGTAATTCCATAATATTAAAACTGTTTTTTTGTTTATAGTGCCATTAAATAGTTATAAGAGCTTTCTTTTTGTTTTGCTGAACGCCCATTTGACTGTTGGTAATATCGCTTTCCACAACGTAAACTTTAAAGTTTTCGCCCTCTTGTATTAACCCGCTTGTGTTAGATGGTGGTTGTATGCTTGGGGGTGTTATGCCTCCACCGCCCGGCATATTAACAGGGGTAACAGAACTATCTCCTCCGCTTTCAGGGTTAAATTTTTTAGCTGCTATTGCGGCTAATTGTATTGCACCTATTGTAGCGTTTATAATTGATAGCACACCCGTTGGGTCTATCTTTAATGCTGACACAATTGCTTCGGCTGTATTAATAGATGTGTTAACCATTGCTAACGCCTTACCCCTTACAAATTGTTTTTTCTGTATTTCTTTAGATGCAACCTCTCCTTTTTTTAACCCTTGCAGTTCATTTTGAGTAACAAGGTCATTAAGAGAATTTAAAGCGTTAGCGGTTGCTTGTGCCATTGCAAATCCTTTTTGTATGGCTTCTTGCTTTTCTTCTGCTACTCGCTTGTCATTTTCTATCTGTACGGCTGTTGCCTCATTGCTTGCTGCTATAATAGCGTTGTTGTAATTATCATACGCAAATAGCAAGGCATCAATGTTGTCTATACCCTTAACTGTAACCTCATCAACCTTATCACCGTATTGCTGAAAACTAATGCTTAGGGTATCGGTTTTAGTTATTGCCTTTTCTGTTGCCTTTACTGTTTTATCGCCAAAATCAACGGTATTGTCTAATATTGTTTGCAACAATTTTGCACGTTCGCCTGCTAATCTATCTGCTGTTGATACAAACTTATCAACTTTTTCTGTTGCATTTTTTAATTGGTCTGGTGTTCTTTCAGCTAACACCCCTATTTTAGTTAGGTTTTCTGCTATTTTATCGCTGCTATCTACAAGTGCTTGGTCTATTCCTTTAGATGTCTGCTGCGCATCAAATAACGCTTTGCCCATTTTATCGCTAAACTCTGCATCAAGTATTTGCTTTTCAATGTCAATTAACTTTTCTGTTGCAGCTTGCGCCCTTGCATTTTTTATTAACGCTTCTGTATAATTATTTATTGCAGTTGTGGCGGCTTCTGTATTAATTGTTTCAAGTTTTAGGTTGCCTAAGTAAGTAGGACTTATTTCGTTTAGTTCCTTAACAGCTTTCTGCCTATCTGCTAATGATTTGTTACTATCCTTTGCAACCGCTAAAAGTGATTGCAGTTTAACCATTTGTTCGGCAACTGATTTATTGTAATCAGTTGTTTCTTTTTTTAGCTCTTTAGTTTCTTCGGTAGTATTAAACAGTTCCGCCCCAAACGTTATAAAAAAACCTATAAGTATAGCTATGCCACCTGTTGCCTGACCTATACCAATTTTTAGGCTGTTTAACGCTTCCATTATTACAGTCTTTAATGTAGCCCATTGCTTTTGTGCTTCTACTAAAGATTGAATACCCATTGCCAATGCGCTTGCAGCTTGTACCCTTAACAATAGCTTTTCTACATTCTCCGACTTTTGCCCTAACAAACCATACAATCCCGTTATAGTTTGAAAGCCACCCGCCACACTATTTATTAACGTTCCAAATGCTTGTGCCTTTGCCCCGGGGTCTAACGTATTAACCGCTTTGTTTAAGTCCCCTATTTGGTCTGCTAAACCTGCGGCTTTTTGTAAGGCTTGGAAATACTCCTCCGTTCCCTCCTTAGCTTGCAGGGCTGCTTCTTTGGCTTCCCTTAGTTGCTGCTTTACGGTTTTTATCTTAGCCTCGCTATCGCCAGAACCCTCAACTTTTACTTTTAAAACTACCTCTTCCATTAGTATACGTTTACTTCTAATTGTTTAACTGCAGAACCTGACTTCCTAAATATTATATAGTCATTACTTGTACCATCTAATTGGGCAAATCTTGAAGGACCAGGAGTGTATATAAATGCGGTTGATGTAAACTTTAGGCTTGTTATACTACCTCCTTTTGTAAACCTAAAATCAACTACAGGGATGTTTAATATCCTTGTTACCTCATAACTTGCACTTGCCCCCGTGAGAATAAACTTATTTTGTGTGGAGTATTGCGTGGGTATTGTTAGGATATTACTTAAAAATATTGAGGTGTCATCTAAGTCTAATGTTACATCTCCACCGCTATCTATTATTGTGGGGTTGTTTAAATAAAGCCCCGATTGTGTTATAGTTTGGTTGTATAGGTTTAATGCTGTAACACCGCTTACTCCAAACTGAACGGTTACGCCTGATGAGTTTAATAGTGTTACGTTTTCATTATTACCCTCCAGTACATTGCTATCACCAAATACAACTACACCGCTACTGTTAGCATACACCGTGTTATTCTCCCCCTCTATCATTATACGCATACAGTTGGCGTGTACGCTGTTGCCATCACCGTTTACCACTAACTGAACAGAACTTGCATCTAAGAAACCGCCCTGCCCAAATCGTATAATCTTACCCGGCAACACCTCGCCTGTTAATGGCTTTCCATCAACAACAAAGCCCGGCTTAACCATTCCACCAATGCTGCTACCTATGCCACCAATAATTGTTTCTTTGGTTACTTGGAAACTCTGCCCGTCTTTAATCTTTAAAAACTCACATTTGGTAAGTTGGTTGCTTAGTGGGTTGTAGTCTTCTATTTTTTGCAGACGTAGGTAGTACCCCTTAATAACATATATTTTGCGGAATGATAAGAACTCCACGTCTTCGGGTGTTAACCTTAGATAGCAAGTAACTAACTTACTATTGCTATCGGATAACTCCTCTATCATATCCTTGTAAAACTTGTTGTATAGGCTGTTGCTTGTATACTCTAAGTTAGGAGGTGCTATGTATGCGTTATATCCGTAGAATAACTCATTAGGGTTGCCCCAATTTAACTCTACGTTAGGGCTGTATGGGTTATCTAAATGCCCCGCATAAGGGTATTTGTTTAATATGTTGGCAACACTTGTAGGAACGTTTGAGGTTACTATATAGCTTGGTGTACTTGTTAGCACCCCCCCCCAATACAGTATGCGTATGTTAGTTGCCTTACGTTGTATCGTGTTGTTCTGCTCATCAAACTGATAGATGTGCGGAATGATACGGTTAGATTGCGTGTTGCCTACTAATGGTGTAGGGCTAAATATAACGTCAATCTTAGATTGGTTTTTGCTAAAGTCGTTATCTATAAACTTCTCAAACTTACCGTAAACCTCATCGTTGTTCTTTTGGTACTTCTCATTGTAGTAGTCTTTATCCTCTTTGTAGGTAAACAAAAACGACTTGCTATCCAGTTCACCCATAGGGGTGATAACCATATCTTGGCTTTCATCTAACTTATCAGTCCAGTCTAATGTTTTGTTAGCACCTGATAGGTAGTATTGATAGCGTGGCTCTACTAATATGTTCTTAGGGTTGTCAGGGTCTACTTCTATGTAGAGGTTAAACATCCTGATAAACGAAACAAGTATATCCCTTAGCTTGGTATCGGCAGGAGGCAATGCGTTGTTCATTAGCATTGTCATACCCTCTGTAATGGTATCGGTTGCTACACCGTTGTAGTATAATGATGTTGCAGCCACTCTTACTCTAACCTCATCAAAAGGCGATGTAGGTGTTGATTGTGGTAAATCTAAAGTTGAACTGTTTATTACCGTTGTGCCGTTTTTTACAAACTGAACTTGACATACTACCTTAAAAGCATTTAATACTTGTGTAGATATCCAAAACAGCCTTATGCGTACATCTACATAATCACCTACAACCAAAGCCACGTTATCAGCTTGCATTTGGATTGTAAATGTATTACTACTATTTACCAACACCCCGCCATTAAGCCACCTACTTACTAAACTTAATTCTGTATTTAGTTTATAGCTACCATTTTCAACAGGAACAAACCTACCTGATGAGGTATTAAAGTTACCACCAGTATCAAAGTTTGGTGCAGTAGTATCGTCATCAAATGGAACAGCTAATGTTGTAGGGTTATATTCAGTTGCAGTAAATATATCAGGCGTTTGGTAAAACCCTGTTAAACTTGCCCTAAATGTCCTATCCTGTACATCGGCATTGGTTAACCTTAAACCGTTACCGCTATATGGTATGATTAAAGATTTAAAGTAAGTATCGGTTATAAAGTCGGAGGTATAGGTATACCCCGCCAACTCCATTATCCTATCCCAATACTCCTTAGCAAAGATAGCGGGTACAAAATCGGTAAGGGTATAAAGGTTAGTTGCCGTCTGGTCATAGTTAATCAAAGGGTAAACATAGCCCGTGCCTATTGTTGGTGTCCAACTTGCCGAAACATTGGCATAAGTATAGGCATGGTCTAAGTCGCTAAAGTCTAAAGCTGATACGGTCTTATCTCCTAACTCTTGTATTAACGTTGGCGTGTTGCCTATTATCTGTACATCATAGTCTATAAAGTTGGTATCTTTTAAGTATACCCTTAGTAACTGCAAGTCCCCCCTAAATACAGAAACGTCATCAATCAGTAGTTCAACATCACTTTTAAGTGCCGGGTTAAACGTTCCGTCAATATCAATCTCAAATATATCGGTAAACAGTTCGTTGTTTAACTTAGTACCTGGGATGCGTATTGTCTTAGAATAGTTGCCCTCTCTTGTTTCGGGTTTGCGTATATCGGATATTGAATAGTTTAACGATACAGGAACGTCATCTAATAAGTCTAACTGCGACCACTCGCTTAGGTGGTTTGGCTTTATAAATATCTTAGTAACCATTAGTAGCGTTGCATTTGGTTGGTGTAGCTTGTTTCAAAAGTAACCGTTAAATTAAAGGTCATATCCGTTAACGCTTTCTTAGCTATGTAGCTTACATCGGTTATGTTAATGGCTATTAGGTTACCGTCTTTCTCCCAAAAGATTATAGGGCTGCTTAGTAGTTCCCTTAACCATTCGCTCTCATAGTCATCAATCCAATCGCTGTTAATTTGGTAGGCTGTTTTAACTTCTGTTTGGTATTGAGTGGTTAGCCTATCGGATATGGTGTAGCCAAATGATGAGCCTGTCAACTCTCCTTTCGGCTTCTTGTAATTATACTTGCTGATTGTGTCGGTCATCTGCGAGCCTTTGATAAAGCTAAAGCTATCAAACCCGCCCAACCTATTAAGAAAGTGTAGCCTGTACTTGGTATGGTCTGTACAGTTAGATACTATGTTATACGTTTTAGTTACCGAACTTGAGCCATTGGGTATGCCAGTATCTAAAGTGCGTATTGTATAGCGTGTTATGTTGCTATCTATTATCGGTTGGCTGCCACTATTTAGACTTCCACCGGGTATAATGTTAAGGCTTGCGGGTGCTGCTGGCATGCGTAAGAAACAATCTCCCGAACTTGCGGGTGCGCTGTACGGGTTGTTGACTAAAACTGTCTGCACTAATGCATTGCCATTGTAAGTCTTAACCTCCGCTTGGCTAAACGTTTGGCCGTTCGGGTTCTGTATCATATACAACCACCCTTTCTCATCAATGCTTACGTTCTGTTCCGATGGGCTATTGGTTAAAAACGTGCTACCACTTGAGCCTAACAAACAAGTACCACTTGAGTAAGTTACAAACTGCTCAAAGTTTATAGCTGCGTTCCAAGTAAGTATAATATTACTTTGTGCTAAGTTAGGGTAAACGGTAGGTGTTGCCCCGTACTCCTCCCCTATCCTTATAATGTAACCTTTCCAACTGTTAGCGTTGGGTGTAACCTCATCAGTAGCTAAGTCAATGTCATCGGTTAGGTAGTTTTCAATTATCCTATGCACGTCAATAACCAACTTGTTAGTGCTGCCAGGATAGATGTTGCGCTTTATCCTACGGGTATAGGTTACATCACCTAAAAAAACAATGTCAACCACAAACTTAAAGTTAGCTTGCGACTGATTGGTAGTGCTTGCCACAAACCAATTCTCATTGTAAGCGGGTGTAAACTTTTGCGGTTCTTGTAATATCGTTATTGCCATTAGTCTCTTATTTCAAAAATTACTTGTTGCCCTAAAACTTTCTCGGCTCTCCTTACTAACTGGGTAAATGCTTTTGGGTTTACTACATCAGTATAAAAGTTGCTTGTCTCTATGCCGTGTTGTTGGATAGAACGTGCCATTAAAAACGCTGCTGTATCTAAAGGGTTGTTAGGTGTTTTTCTTATCCCCGCCCTTAGACTTCTTTTTTTATCGGAGTACCCTTGTATGCTGATACCCTTGTTCATTATGTACTTTTTTAAGGCTGATACTGGAGGCATCTTGTTTGTAAACTTGTATGGGCTGCCTATGCCTTTCAACCGCTTCTTACCTTTCCCGTTACCTTGCACCCCCTTGTCAACATACTTCCAATAGTCCTGCATTGAAATGCTAACCTCGTTCTCCCCAACTTTTAATAGTATGCTTTGACTTAGTAACCCATTTGCGTTCCTGTTTTTTTCTGCTAAGTTTTTTTGCATGTCTTGAACAAGCAACTCGCAAAAGTTACCAAGCAAGTCAATCATTGCCTGTTCTACGTTTACCTTTTTACCCGTTCCTAAGCTTTGCATTTTTCATCATTAGGTTGCGTATTCTTTCCTTGTCCTTGTAGTATGCCAACATATTTAAAAACTCCACCACGTTTAATTCCGTGAAAAAATCCCATTTTTCAGGGCAATTATTGGAGAGGCTATCCAACGCATTATGCCAGCCCCACCTTTCGTTGAACTGACCGACTGCTCCCGCAATAATTTTGCTGCCACTTTCATCTCCTCCACCGCCTTGTTTATAAAGTAGGTTTCTATATTGGTTGTTAAATCTTTCGTAACTTGATAAAAAAAAAGTGCCGCAGGATATGCAACCGAGATAGGCATATACCTATAAAATTCATCGGCTCGTTCTTTGTGGGCTTTACCATTGTACTTTGAAACTACTAACTTACCATACCACGTTTTCTTAGCCGGTAGGTATAGGGTAGCCATTATCTTATGCAGATTGTTGATAGGGTTTTTTATGAACTCGGATAGGTCAATGTATTGACCGGCTGTTAGTTCGTTGATTAGTAAGTTGGCTTGGTATAGCTTACCGTTTATCTTTATTTGGTTGACTGCCTTAGCTTCGGGTAGTTCGTTTAAGAACGCAATCTTACCTACCAACGTAGCTAATTGGCTTGCTGTTAGTTCTAAGAACACATCCTCACTCTCTCCCGTGAGTAGTGATAGCACTTTAATGTTGCGGTCAAGTATTCCCTCTGGGTCATCCGTATGTTCTAACTTGGCTATCTTAATAAAAGTGCCAATGGTAACATCTTCTAATTTGGTCGGTATTTGCAGTTTCATACATTTAATACCGCTTTTTTGGTTTTCGTGCCATATATTTGCGTCATGGCTGCACGAATAATAATAACTAAGCAAGGCGATAAATACCAAATAACCTACAAATCAGGTAGTGGTATGGATATGAAAACCAATAAACTGTATAGCAGTAAGTCATTAGCTTACCGGGCTATTGCAGGGTTTATACTTTCAATCTATTCTTTAGGGGGTTTGGAGGTTAAGAAGTGTAAAAGGTTTAAGCAAACCAATGTGATACGGTTTGAACTGAGCGGAACTAAGCACCTGATACAAGTAACTGATAAATGTGTAGAAAGACAAAGCCCCGCATTAAGCAGGGCAAAGTCTAACCAATCAAACACTATGCAGGGCTAATTTACAAAATATTATAACTTCCCGTACCTCGCCTCAAGAATAATTGCCAACCTAATGCGTGGGCGTTAACCGTATCATCGTGCATTCCCTGGGGTGCTGAATACTTTACACCGTTTAAACTGTAAACATACTCAAAGGCTTCTAACTCCTCCTGATGAATACCTTGTAAGACTGATGTTCTACCGTTCTGTAATGCGTTGGCAAGCCCTAACATTAGTTCTTGTTTACTGTTTGCGTTGTATTTAAACCCTATTACATTGCACCCGCTATTCTGCAAGTCCTCCACTATCGGGTCTCCTACCCCCGTGCTATCTATCTGGGCTTGGGTTTTACCTATTACCTCCTTTATTCTTTTGGTAGTGTTCCCCCAATCCATCCTAAACCTTTCAAAATGGCATATAAGCCCCATAGCGTTTAGCCCGATTATTACCGTGTAGTCAACTGACTTGGCTAAGTCTACCCCATAACACACCGCTTGGTCTGTTTGAATGGGGGCTAAACAAAGTTTAATATAGTTCAATCCGAATGGGTTGCTACCGTCATCACTTGGTTCGGCTAAGTATAATTCTCGGAAGACGTGGTCGGGTAAATCTCTTTGGGCTTGCTCTATCTCCTCCTGTTTTAATATCCCCGCTTCTACTGCATCCCACGCTGTTATCTTATGGTACTCATAATCTTGTTCACCGGCACGGGCTTTAAGCCCTAACCTATACCCCCAATTCTTTTTACCTTTAGCGTTACCTATCAGCTTGCACTTACCGTTGGTTGCTGTTAAGGTTGAACGTAAAGCAAACCACGCCTCTTCCCTTGCCCTTGTAAACTCATCAAACACACACGCATAAACGTCATCACCATAAAGGTTATCGGGCTTCTCTGCTGACTTAAACTGAATGATTGCCCCCGTTGGTAGTGTTAGCCTTAGCTTGCTTTCATTGATGGTAAAGAAACCACGCACCGTTACTTGCTTAATCATACGCCTAAACGCTATCTCGGCTTGAGAGTAGGTAGGTGCTACCCACCATACCGATTGGTTAGTGGTGCATTGCAGGGCTTGTTCAAACAACCAAATGATATGGCTTGCTGTTTTGCCTGACTTGGTTGATGCTTCGCAAATGGTAAACCGTGCCTTACTATCCAGTATAGCCCGTTGGTAGTCTGTTATCTTTGGGCGTTTATAGGCTATCTTCACTATACATTACCATCTTTAAACCATTGTTTCGGGTAAGCTGTTAAGCCATTTTCAGCATAGCCACCTACCGGTAATTCCCAAAACATACGCATAAGCCTATCTTGTATATCTTGCAATATTTTATCTTCTACTTCCATAGTTATTCTATATCGTAGCTACATTCACTTACCAAGTATTCAAACTGACCTATGTCGTAGGTTGGTGTTGTTATGGTGTTGCTTGCAACAAGGTTGCCCTCGTACCATATTTGCGTTGTTATGTAGCCGAGCTGATTGTTATCCCCTATGCTATCGCAGTCAATAAAGTATTTGCGATATGCTTGGATGGAAAGGTCGGGGCTGCCTGTTGTTTCGCCATTGAAGACAAAGGTGCTATCCCATTGCGTTGAGGTTATCACGTCATCAATAGTTCCCATAGGCTTAACACCCGTTTGAACGTTGGTAATAACCTTGTAAACCACTTGCCCTTTCGGGATAGTCTTATCTTCTTTGCAGCCAAACAAGGCTATGATTATTAATATTAGCAAATTTCTCATATTTCTTACATCGTGTTTTAAAAGGTTGTTTACTGTTTTACCGCTTTTTTAGTTGCATTTTTGCAAATAAAGATATAAATCTTACACGCAAATCTTTTAAATGATTAGCAAAAGGTCGGTGGTATAAAATAATATTGCCCTCAACAAATGATATACGGTCATATATATACTCTGCCATAGGCTGTATCTCATGTACTACGGTTTTTTTATCCCATGATAGCCTAACCATAGTAAGTCTATAACGGTTGCCTATCTCTGTTGGCTTTTGCCAATAGTTAATAACCTCTACTATATCTCCTTTGTAAAATTTCATTAGTCCAAGTTTAAAGTTACGGTTATCTCCCCCTCGTGTTGAACGGTTTGTTTGTCAACCCATCCCTCTTTTGCTTTTAAATAAAAGATTAGCCCGGTTGTTGAGCCTTGCCCGTTTACCAGTGCTTCCTCTTTAGCTTCACGGATTTTGTTATCCGTCTTTTTTATAATGTTAGTATATTCTTTTACTTGGCTGTATTCGTGCCACGAAACCCTATCCATATCTAAGAAGTTCATAAGCCCTCCCATCGTTGGTATGCGTGGCTTTGATACATCAACAACATCACCTTTGGCGGTAGCTTGTTGCTCTGTATAGTCTAAGCAATGTTGGAAGTATGCTTGTATAGCTTCTTCTAACTCATCGGGCATATAAGAACGTGGTCTGCCAACTTGCAGCTTAGTTTCCTTTCCGCTTTCTACTGACTTGCGGCTGGGGTTGAGTTTCTTGTTCATAGTTCTTTTGATTTTCTTCGTATAGGTTTCTACCTAATCTTATTACTTGTTCTTTACAGGCACTGCAATTCATATCGGTTGAATAGCCTATTGTTTCTTTTAAGTGTGCCGCTAAACCGTTTAGGTCGTGGTTGGATGTTACATAGAAGTTTTTAAAGTAAAACTCCCATATTGGTTTAAAGGTTGCGAGATGATTAAATTGTTCTTGTGTCATAGCCGGTGGTAAATTACAATTGATAGTGTTGCTGCTGTTGCTGCGGTTAGTAATGCTTCTATTGGGTTAGCGGTTGTTAGTTGGTACGCAAGGCAACTCCAAAAGGTTAGGCACTTGTTACACTTTAATGGGTATGGTATTATATATCCGAATGGTAAGTTATCGTGTAGCCATTGGTTAGCGTGAGCCATTTGCATTGAAACAACTATGCCTAAGCAAGCAAAACCGATTATGTTAAATAGTAGTTCCATCTAATTTATGTATTTCAAATGCCGACTTGTTGTGTATGGCTGTATAATCGTTGTAGTTGCCTATTGAGTGATGGTAGTCTAAAAAGTTCCAATCATCGGGCAGAATGTTCATTAGTTGTGTTCCGTGTTCGTTGATTACCTTGTTTAAACAATCCTGGTCGCAGAATGCACTATATGGGTAAATGTTTTTAGCCTTGTCAAATATCCATTTAAAGTTACGATGCACAACCCAAAACCCTGCGTTAAAGTATTTATTTACGTCAACTCCCATATTGCGGCAATGCACTTGTAAGAACTCTGCCGAATACCTATCTAATACCGCATTAAACTTATCTTCTTTAATCAGGCTAAAGTCTATTGGTTTATTCAGGCACCAGTCGTTATCAAAGTACATTATCATTTCGGCATCGGGAAACATATCAAACATAAATAGTTTGTTATGTATAATTTTAATAAACAGGTCATCAAACTCCCTATCGCTATAAAAC